GGCCTGCGCGGAGGCGCAGAACAGAGGCGAAAAATAAAAAACCAGAAAGCGCGGTGGGCCAGCGGGCCGCCGCGCCGATTTTTTGGAGGTGTTGACTGTGCCGAAAGAAGCCGATGTGCCGCCCCAGCAGGGCAAGCCCGAAAAGAGCGCGGGAGAAAAGAACGACGAGAAAAAGGTAGAGCCTTTTCATCTTCGGGAGAAGATCGAGGAAATGGTGGACTACGGCTACCCGTTGACAATGAGTTTTCCACGGAAAGACCGGGAACTCGCAGACGAGTTGAAGAAATCCATCCTGACGATCTATCGCCTAAGTATCGAAATCGACCGCAAATATTTCAAGAAAACGACGACCCAGAATCTCGACGTGGAACTGGACGTACTGCGCGGAATGGTACGGCTGGCGGCGAGTAAGAAGTTACACGGGGGCAAGTACCCGCCGCCACTTACGATGCACCAATACGAGGTGTGGGCAAAATACAATGAAGAAATTGGCAAACTGCTGGGCGGCTATCTAAAGACGCTGTAAGCAGTTTGCCAGTTTTCATACATGGGAATGTACTATACTCGGCTTCCGAATCGGGGCGGCAACTGGAACAATGGCGGCAACGCTGGCCTGTTCAATCTGAACCTCAACAATCCGCGCAGCAATTCCAACTGGAACATCGGGGGCCGTTCCGCTTTACACCACGTCACATTATGTGCGGCGACACCACGCTGGATATGGGGGCTATGATCTACGGGTCATAGTCGGTGCGTGTGTCTAAAGGAGCGCATTTCCATTCCGGGAGAGCAACCTGGAAAAATTTTGAATTGCCGTGGAGGCGGTAACGTCACACACGGCGACGGTGAAAAGAGGCAGAAATGCCAGGTGAAATAAAAACAATTCAAAACGCATGGGCGGTCATTACGGAGTTTGAATATCTCTGCGAGGCCGACCATAACGCCCGCAAAGGAAAACGGTACAGACAAGAGATTTTGGCTTTTACTGCGGCGTTTGAACACAACCTGTTTGTGATCCAAGCGCAGATGCAGGGCGGCACATACATTCTCGGCCCGTACCGCAAGCTGTGGGTTTTCGTACCAAAGAAGCGTCTGGTAATGGCCCTGCGCTATCCTGATCGTATCGTACAGTGGAGCCTATACCAGTACCTCAACCCGATATACGACAAACTCTTTATCGAGGATTCGTATGCGTGCAGGAAAGATAAGGGCAGCCACAAAGCGGCACAACGCCTGCAATACTGGATGCGGCAGGTCAGCCGGAAACCAGACGCGAAGTGGTACTACTTAAAGCTGGATATATCCAAATTCTTCTACCGGGTAAACCATGCCAAGCTGCTAGAAATTTTATCCAGAAGAATCAAAGACCCGGAGTTGATGCGCTTCCTGGACAGCGTGATAAACAGTCGGGCAGAAGCCTTTGGCCTGCCGCGCGGGAAAACACCGCAAGACACGCCGCCGGAAGAATGGTTATACGACGTGGGTATGCCGATAGGCAATCTCACGAGCCAGCTTTTCGCAAATATCTACATGAACGAGCTGGATCAATACGCCAAGCACGTTCTGCACATCCACTACTATATACGGTATATGGATGATGTAATTGTGCTGGCCGAAACGAAAGAACAGCTCCAAGAGTGGAAAGAGAAGATCGAAGCATTCCTGCGGAATGAATTGTTCCTTGACCTGAATGACAAGACCTGCATCCGCCCGGTGAGCATGGGTATTGAATTTGTGGGCGTGCGGATTTACGCAACCCACATGAAACTACGCAAGTCCACCGTCGGAAGGTTGAAGCGAGAGGTCAAGAAGATAACGGAGATGTACGCCACCGGGGAAATGAGCAAGGAAGATTTTGACCGCCGCGTTGCCAGCATCAAAGGACTGCTGGCGCACACGCAGAGCGCAAGCCTGCGCGGGCGGTTGAACCTGATCTACCGGGACACCATGCAGAAGTATGGTAGGCCAACCGGGCCGGAAACGGACATCTGGAAAGGAACTTATGAAGAAAAGAAGTTGGCCCGATCTGTGCGAAAGGCTGCTTGAGAAGCTGGAAGCGGCGGGGGCTGATACCTCCGACGAGCGCGGGGATTTTGCCACGCTCATTGCCGAGTGCTGTACAAGAGCCTGCGGCGCAGACCTGCGCCCGAAAGGAGATGTGAACGATGGCGATTAACGCCTATTCGCTGGCAAAGGACGGAACGAAAAAGCTGTCCACGGATTTTAAGGTGCGCGAGTTCAGATGCAAGGATGGCTCTGATCCGATCTTTATTGATTCGGAACTGGTGGAAGTCCTGCAAAAAATCCGCACCCACTTTGGAAAAGCGGTGAACATCAACTCTGCGTTCCGTACTGCGTCGCATAATGCGAAGCAGAAGAATGCGTCCTATTACAGCCAGCACCTCTACGGAAAGGCTGCGGACATCTGGATCGCTGGCGTGTCGGTGGATACGCTGGCCGCATACGTCGAAACCCTGCTCCCCAACCGGGGCGGAATCGGGCGGTATTACAACGACAACTTTGTGCACGTCGATGTGCGCGCCGCAAAGAGTCGTTGGAAAGGTTAAGAGAAAGGAAACGGAGGAAATATCATGGAAGCTATCAAGATGGTTATTTCTGCAATGCCTGCATGGATGGCAGTCGTGTGCCTGGTCGGCGGCGTGTTCATCGGCGCGCTGGCTCTGGTGCGCCTGGGTTACAGCGTCGTCGTGGCAAAGGCTGCCTACAAATGGATTTGCTGGGCAGAAGAGAACGTGATCGGCTCGAAGATGGGCGAAGAGAAAAAGAAGCAGGTTATCAAAGCCCTGCGCGATCTGACACCTGACTGGTTAGATTGGGCTATCAACGAAAAGTTCCTGGACTTTTTCGTTGAACTGATTTTCAAAGTCACCAAGAGCAAACTCGAAGCATACATGGAAAAGAAATCCAAGGAAACCGCAACTGTGGCCCGTTTCGGTAAGGCGGGGGAGGACAACGACAAGAAGTTGGGAGACTAAACGATGCTGGAATTTATTGCAAAGTATTGGATGCAATGGGTTTTCGGCATCGTGGCGGGAGGCCTGACCGCAGCATACCGTAGCCTTTCCAAGAAGATCAAGGCACAGAAAGAAGAAAACAAGGCAATCAAGGATGGCCTGCTGGCAATTCTGCACGACAGACTGTACCAAGCCTGCACTCACTACATCGAAATCGGACACATCGACCTGCCCGGTTTGAAGAACGTTGAGTATCTGTACAAGAGCTATCACGCCCTGGGCGGAAACGGCACGGGAACAGAATTGTACACAAGAGCAAAAGCGCTTCCCATCCGGGAGGACTGAGAAAGGACAGAACGCACATGATTATTACTGGCATGGCAGAATACGAGAGTGTCTGCAAGAACGCGCTGGTGAAGTGGTACAACAGCCACAATGAAACCAAGATCACGCTTGAGAACGTCTTTGTGGTATGGGCCTGTAAGACGTTGCAGAACTACAAGGCCCTGCTGTCCACCACAGTTTCCGGCGACGGAATCTACGCCGAATACACATACAACGGCGATAAGCAGGAGTTGTACGAGGACGTGTACGGCAAGCTGACGAATCAGTGCATTAAAACTGCATAACTAAAAATCCCCCGCTGGCAATCCGAAAGGAAAGCTGGCGGGGGATTTTTTGCTGTCTGTGGAGGCGACGGAATGTAAACCTCTGTCCGAAAGAATAAAGAACGTAGAAGCGAACTGTATTATGCAAAGCAACAGATGGATTTTATCAGTGTACCAGTTTTCCGGGAAGTGGGATAATGAAAATAACGCTATAAGGCGAAATCTCAACGCGTGGGTTCGTCCGGCGTTGCGGTTCGTCCACCAACCGCAACGCGGTAGAACCCTCGGAATTTGACGTTGTATCGTCATCTTCCGGGGGCTTTTTGTTTGCAGAAATGGGCAAAATCACCCGCTCAAAGTCCCCGGTTTTCTGGTCGGTTATATTGAACTTGACCTCTGCCCGATCCTCGTACAGCAGGATGGACGAAACGAACGTATCCAGGATGCGGCGGCGGTACTCTTCGTCCACCTCGTCCTCTTCCCGGCGGAACTGCTCGAACATGAACGTGAGCGCTTCCCGGCTGAACTGGGGCGGCGTGGGGGCGTTGTTGATCTCGCCCAGGGCAAAGGTAAGTTGGGCTTCCTGCTCTTCGAGAGCGCGCAGGCGGGCCGCAAGGCGGGCGCTGCCGCCCTCTTCGATGGCCTCAAGAATATTATTCTGCTTGCGGCGGCACTCGGCCAGCTCTGCTTCCAGAGCGTCCTTTTCCGGGTTGCCTTTCGGCTCCTGCTCCTTGGCCTGCAATTCCATCATGCAGTCCACGATCTGCGAAATCTTCTCCGGGGTGAGGACGTACTTTGCAACGCCGTCCACGATGATCTGTTCCAGGTAGTTCTTTTCAATGGAGGTCTTGGGACACTTCTTCTCGACGTGCTGGTTGCAGGTGTAGTAGTAATGCTTGCTCCCGGTGTGGCCCGTGGCGCTGGCTCCTTTCATGGCATGGCCGCACAGGCCGCAGTCCAGTTTACCCACCAGCACATAGTCAGCCCTGGGCGCACCCTTGCCGCCGCCGTGGGCGCGGTTAAAGGCAAGCTGGGTCTGGCAGCGGTTGAACAGCTCCCGGTCGATCATGGCAGGCACTCCCCCTTCAATGCGGATGTCGGCGTACTTGTACACACCAAGATACATCTCGTTGGTGATGATCCGGCAGATGGAGTTCTTGTTGAACGGATTGCCCCGGCTGGTGCGGTAGCCGCGGGCGGTCAGTTCCCGCACGATGTCGGCGGCGGTAGCCCCGGCGGCGTACTGCTCAAAGATGTACCGCACGGCGGGGGCCTGCTTCTCGTTGATGCAGTAGTGCTTGTCCGGCCCGATGTCGTAGCCAAAGCTGCGGTTGCCACCCAGGGCAATGCACTTGAGCGCACTTTCACGCTGACCCCGGCGGAGCTTCTGCGCCAGCTCGGCGGAGTAATACTCAGCCAAGGATTCCATCAAGCCCTCAATGATAATACCCTCTGGACCGTCTACCACTGTCTCGGCGGCATACAGAATCTTGACCCCGTTCCTCCGCAGGCGGGTCTTGTAGATGATGGAGTCGTAGCGGCTGCGGGCGAGGCGATCTGTTTTCCAGCAGATCACAGCGTCGAAGAGGTGGCTGTCGCTGTCGGAGATCATCTGTTGGAACGCCGGGCGGCTGTCGCTCTTGCCGGAAATGTGGCGGTCGATATACTCATGGACGATCTTGTAGCCGTGGGCTTTGGCGTAGGCCTCACAGTCCCGGCGCTGGCCCTCAATACTCTGCTCGGTCTGCTGGCCGCCGTTGGAGTAGCGATAGTACGCCACCAGGCGCAGGCCGCCTACCTCTTGCAGTTTCTTTTTGCGAGGCATAAATACCACCTTTCAAGTAGTTTTAAGTTTGTTGCAAGCCGTTGCAAGTTCTGGGGAAAATAAATCTTTCCACACTTTCAACAGTCAAAAAGTTAAATTCATTTCCGAAATATCATATCTGGGAGTCATTTATATAAGTAGAGTTGCACGTTTAGGTTCAACTCGTTCCAAAACGCCCTGTCTTTTCTGCGGAGAAGATGGGGCGTTTTTATTTGCCATACACGAAAAAGCCTACCGGGCTGTCCCCCGGTGGGCTTTTTCTTTTTGTGTGCTGAATTTTACTGGTGCTTCCTGCGCCATTCAGCGGCGGCACGGTCAAGCACTAACCTATGGAAGAAGATTCTTTTCCCCCACTGGCGGCCTCGTCGGCCTGCTCGGCGTTGTACCGGGCTACCTCGTCCTGCACGTTGACAACGGCAGCGGCCACGTCGTCGGACACATCCACCCGGCGGGGCGGCTGTGCGGCAGGCCCGCCAAAGACCTTGCGCATCTGTGTAAGGAACAACGTGCGCTCCTGCGGGGACAGATCAAGAAAGTTCTCGATCACCGAGACCTGCTCTTTGTCCAAGCTGTACTCGGCGGCCAGCCGATCCAGTACAGTTTCCCGTGTCTGCTCGAACATCTCCCCCTCGCCAGTGCGGAGCCAGTGTTCATTGACCCCGAACTCGCGGCAGATGGAGCGGATAGTCTGATCCGTTGTTCCGTTGACCCCATTTTCGATACGGCTGACAGCAGACTTGCCCATACCGATTACAGCGCCGAAATCTTCCATCGAAAGATTTTTCTCTTTACGGAGGATTTTAATTCTTTCGCCGATGGTCATTTATTTTATTCACCACCTTTCTGCAATCCAATTATAGCAAATAAAGTTCCGGAAATCAACAAAGGAATCCCAGAAAACCATTGACAATGTTCCGAAAATTGGCTATAATGACACTGTAAAGTCCAGACAAGCAACACGAGAGCAACAGAAAGGGGGCGAAGGAGATGAAAATTGTAATCACTGGCAGCGCAAAAGAAATTGCCGCCCTTGTATTAGCGGTACAAGGACGGCAAAAGGTCGAGAGCTTAACGATTGGTGGGGTCAGTACCAAGGCTCACGGCAATGATCTGATCGTAGAACACGGTCAGAATGGGGAAGTTCACAACGGGAGTTGTGGCTTCAAACCGAGCATCCCTTAACAGAATGAACTCGCCGCTTCCAGCGGAACGCTCTTCATCGGGGCTATCAGCCTTAGAAACAGCTTCAAGAGCCGCAGAGTTGAGCGTCTGTGCGACGGTAACATTCAAATTGTCTGTTTTTTCATCAAACACAGGAATACCGCTGATGATGCCAGCGGCGGTGACGAGAAACAGGCGATTTGTTTCAAATCCCTTAAGAGAAATGGAATGAGCGTATCCGGCAAGGATAGCCTTTTTAGTTAACGACAGGCTCATTTTTACACCTCCTTTCTGTGGCTATTGTACCACGGCGGGAGGAGATGGGCAACATTAAAGAGAGGTGAAAAGGATGCAGGGCTACGGCGTGAACATCGTGGTTGAGGGCGGAGAGCTGGAAAAGATTCTGGCTCGCCTGTCTGCCGCACAGGAAGAGATTCAGCAGTGCTATTTTGAACTGGAACGCCTGGGCGTGCTGGTAATCAAAAAGCCGTCGGACGAATCCGACGGCAAAAAGGATCACTGATCCTTTTCCAGAGCATCAACAAACGCTTCCATTGGTTTTGCAGTCTGCTGGATCAGTTTGTTGATGTCGCCCACCGTTGCAGGCTCCGAAGAGCTGCCGCTTGACGGTGTGGCGTAGAACTTGAAGTGCTTGATGGCCTGTCGCATGGCCTGTGTATCAGCCAAAAAATCACCCCCTTTCCTGCCTTGATTATAGCACGGCGGGCAGGGGCGGACAACATTAAAGGGAGGCGAGAAGATGCAAGAAGCAATGACGCGGCCACGCCGCGAGGGATACAATGCCGTGATCGACACGGCAAAGGGTATCTTGCGGATGGTGAGGGCCAACAAGGAAAGACTGCCGGATTGCAACTACTCCGGGCTGGAAGCAACGGCAGAGTTTCTGCTTGATGTTCTGGATGTGCATGAAAAATGCCGGATCGTAATAGAGTACGACCCGGCAGAGGAACGCACGGCGGTCTACCGCACAGAATTTGAGGGCAAGCCGATCACATTTAATGAGTATCGGCCTGACCAGAACGAGAAATCAGATTTATAACACCTCCTTTCTGCGGTCATTGTACCACGGCGGGAAGGGATGGGCAACACGAGGGGGTGAAGTAGACGTGACGCTGAAACCTGAACACATTGTAGAAGAGCTGAACAGAACGCCGAAGCTGAAACGCGACCTCATTATGAAGATGGTGGAGGTCATGCTTGACAGCGAAGCGTTCTTGGAAGCGTACCCGCGTCTGTATGATCCGGCACTTGCAGAAGTTTCCAGCGAGTACAGAGAAAAGGTACGGGAGGAACTGGCACAGATCATTGTGCGGCTGTTCCGCAAAAACAAAGTTCGCATGGACGACGCATCGGACGTATTGTACCGGGCGAGAAGATATTACTTGGAAATGTATGTCAACCGGGACAAACCGAAAGGAGAGCGAGAGTATGAGCGAAAAGGAAAAGATGTAGAGCGAAGAGATCGCCAAGGTACTGTCCCAGAACCCGGCGGCCAAGGTCTATCTGGCCGGAGTGGTGCAGGGCATGAAGCTGGCAAAGGCTGTGGAGCCGGAGGCAGAACAGCCCGAAATGGAGTGCATGGAGGGGAGTTTTCCCCCGTGCGAGTGCCTGCCGTACAAACGGAACTGCCCCGGCGGCAAGGAGGGCGCGGCCAATGAATGAGTTCACAACATTGGCGGTGGTCATCGTGGCAGCTTGCACGGTAACGTACACCATCGTAACGATGATTCGCAATCACCGTCAGTACGTCCGGCAGAAAGAAGCCCTTGACCGCTGGTTCTCTGCATACAAAAAGGCCCAGGAAGAGAGGCATGGTAAATGGCAGTAACGGGAGTGCTGAAAAAGTGCGCCGACTGCGGCACAGTATTTGTAGCCGAAAACCCGGCAAGCAAATACTGCCCCTGCTGCTCTGCCCGCCGGAACATCCAAGGCCCCGCCCGTGGGAATGGCTACCGAAAGCCGCCCCCGGATGCCCTGACACTGGACGTTCGGGCGGCGGATGCCGCGGGGCTTTCCTACGGCGTGTGGCGCGCACGGGAGGACGACAGAAAAAGAAAGGCGAAAGAAACGATTCGCCGCCAGATAGAAGAAAGGAAAAAGAAGCATGGCGAAAGTAAAGATCAACTGGCCGCCCATGAGCATGAAAGCCGAGGGTGAGGATGCCGCAGTTCTGGCCCAGGCAGAGCAGTTCTTGAAGTATGTAAAGGAGGCGCACAAGATCAGCTTTGATGTGCTGCCGACCATCTTCCGGGACGGCTGCCGCGACCCGGAAGAGGGCGTTGGAGAGCCGGAATGTGTGGGATGCAATGACGACTGCGAGAGTTGCGAAACCTACGAGAAAGCAAATTCGGTAAAGCCTTTGACCGAGCCGGAAGAGGTAGCCCCCGGCGCACAGTGGGATGTTGTTGCAATATACGACAACGCAGGCATTCCCAGCATCATGCACCGCTTCCGCCGCATGAACGACAAAGACCTGTTCCGCGGCGGAAAGGACAAGCCGCACCCGGCGTTCATCATCGGCGGCGAGGTATACGACGAGATTTACATTTCGGTCTACCAGAACACCATGATTAACGGCAAACCGTACAGCCTGCCCTACATGGAGCCTGTCACCGACATTACCGCGGACAAGTTTGCAGATGCCTGCTTCTCCAAGGGCGAGGGCTGGCACTGCATGACCGCGGCGGAGTGGGGCTTGCTGGCCTGCCTTAGCTGGAAGAATGGCACTCTGCCGCACGGTAACACCAGATGCGGCAAGTACCACGCCGACCCGACGGAGTGCGGTGTAAACGTCAAGGACAGCAACAAGACGCTGACTGGCTCCGGCCCTGCAACCTGGACGCACGACCACACGCCGACAGGCGTACATGACCTGTGCGGAAACGTCGGTGAGATCATCCGCGGCCTGCGGATCAAGGACAGCGCACTCTGGGCGACGGAGAACAACGACGCGGCCCTGCCGGAAACCGACCTGACAACCTGCGGCGACGGCTGGAAGCCCATCGTGGACAGCAACGGCAACCAGGTTTACGTCGATGCAATGGACGGCATCAAGTTCACCACAGAGAAACCGCGGCATGGACGCGCCAACTTTGAGAGCTGGGAAGATGTGCGGATGTTATGTTGGAGCGACCAGCTTATGGAACTGGGCTTGTTTGCTGGTGAGGGCGAGGCGGTCTGTGCTGTGGACGCGACGGAGGGCGAATACCTTCCGTTTCGGGGCGGCTACTGGGGCGATGGCGGCAACGCTGGCCTGTTCGATCTGTACCTCATCAGTCCGCGCAGCTATTCCAACTGGCTCATCGGGGGCCGTTCCGCTTATTTCAAGAAACGCTGAAAGCTGTTCGCTGGCAAGCTGTGAGCCGAGCGGTAGCGAGGCGGAAAGGAAGAAGTGAATGAACTGCTCAAAACGCAGGCACGACGGCGCGGCATACCGTCGGTGCGATACGCTGGTTTCGCTGTACTGCCGACCGTGCAAAGACCGAACAAAGGCACGGCAGACACAGCAGCACAAGAAGAAACGCGGGAGGAAAAAGAAGTGACGATCATTGTTCTGTGCGTGATGCTCATTATCCTGTTCGTCATAGCACTGGCGGTAACAGCATTTCTCTGCTGGGTGTCCGCTACGGCTTTTAGCTGGGGCATCGTCGCCCTGGTTTGGCTCTTCCTGCTGGTGATAGCCGTCTTTATCGGCGGCGGTGATGGCTGGGAATAACACCCAGCACGGGCTGGGCGAACGACGCGATTGCCGTCCATGGGTCAAGTTCCAGCACAACCTCGTAGTAGCGCCCGCTGACGGTCATCTGCATGA